GTCCAGCATTAGAGACCAGTCCGCCAGAGGTAGATTGTTTGGGTCCATTATTGATGCCCAATATAGTGCCTACTGCCTTCATTGACTTTGTAATATCGTCTATTGTGGCCTTTAGCTTCTGACTCTCGGGCAACATACTAGACAGGTATCCAGCGGCGTTTTTAAAGCCGTCAGCCGAGGATTTGCCGAGAGAGCTCATAGACTTATCAACATCACTTATTGCTTTGTCAAACCTTTCAGATTGGGCCATATCAATGTCATATCCCAACCGAACCATATAGCTTTTTACTACATTCAGCACTATTTATCTCCCCTCTCAGCAGCTTCTCTGGCTCTCCGTTGGTTTTCCTGCTTCACGTTGTTGATCTCCAGCCAATCCAACAGATCGCTGAAGGTATAAGTACCATCCCACAATTGGCATTGTTGCCAGTCTCCCAGTATTACTGGGGCGTAGAGTCGTTCGTCAACATTGACGCATTGGACGGGATCATACTCCTGAACGCTCCGCGGAGAGAATCCAAGAGTTTTTCGTCGAAAAAATCCTTCACGTTCCATATCAAGGCCTGAATAGTTAGGGAAAGCACCGTCGGAGCATCGTTTTCTAATCCGATGACCTCAAAATTCCCAAACTTATCGAGTATTGGACATACCCTGGATGGTAAAATCTCTCCGCAAACATTCAAACAATCTCTTTGTAATTCAAAGAAATCCTTCCTGCTCATGGCTGGTGCATCTGGCATCGCAGGTATCCCCAACTGCTGGCCTATTCCCATAGGCAGAAGCTCAGACATTAATTTGTAGGCAACATACGAACCAGTCATGGCGTCAAACTTACCTATTTGCCATTTGCGCTCACCTTGCTCCCAAACCTTATACAATTCTCTTTGTGCCATTGTTTGTTTCCCTCTCTAATCTTCCTGTATGTCCCCGGCCATTAGTGCCCAGGACACCTTTTGCCCAGCCGCTTGGAGTGCCCTGTCGGGTAGTTTTTGGGGCGATACGAACGACATAGTTATTGTATCGTTCGCCCGAATTGACCGGATAGCAATTGTAGCTAAGGCCCATTGATCGGCAGTCGTACTTTCTAAATACTTGTACCAATTCAGCAACCACTTATGGGCATCGCTGACCTGTTGAATACTAATAGTTCCAGTGCCATTACGCCCTTTGATTTTGCTGATCATGACATTTCCATCTGCCGCTACATCATGAGCAGTACGATCAGTTGCCATGTTAACGGCAATGTCTCCTATGCCCTCACCGGACAGGACATATTGACCATAATTGGGTTGGGTTAAAATAACGCTATAATCTGCAAAACTGTAAACACTCATTTATCCTGCCCTCCTTTATAAATTGGTGTTGACCTGAACCACGACAAATTCGATAGCTCCGGCCAGCTTAATAGCAATATAGATAGGTGGCGATTTGCGCGCGGCCCGATCAACTTCGCTCTGGGATGCCATGCTTTCCGACATAATTAAAAAGCCCTGCGATAAAGTATCGCCGGTTGCCAAAGTTAAGACCGGAGGAGCGTTCCAAACACCAGGGGCTATAAACCCATCATTGAGCACAGTCATCAGGCACTGATGCAAGACGCTGTATATCTGTGTCATACCTGCTTCAGTCTGAGGCACTTTATTAACGCTGGTCAGTAGATTAAACACCGCAATTCTAATGCTGTTGACCAACATATCCAGGCCAATTACCTGATCAAAGGGAGTTCCATCTGTGGCCGTTCCCTGCCTGAATAAATTGTACTCACTCCCATAATTGACATAAGCATTGCAATTTTTACCGAGTATGATTTTTAGCTGATCCTCAGTTAAAGTTTCCGGCACCACGCCTGGTTCTGACTTATAAGCCAGATCACAAGAACTGTTGGCCAACCCAGTATTCGCTCCCATAGCCTCCCCCATGATGGAGGCAGCCGCGTAAGCAGTGCTGCTATATTGCCCCAAGTTACGAGTAAGCCCAGCGGTTTTGAGATACAAGGTAGTGCTGCCCGTGCCATCGGTATCTACTGCGCCATTTGCAGAACCTATTTTCAGGCTAGCAGCTACGTCATTGGCGGAGCCATTCTCTACCCTGATCTTACTGGTATCCCCGACCGTGCCGCTGGTGATTACATAAACACCGCCAGTAAAGGCAACTGTCACTCCGGCATAAGCTCCGCCAATGGCGCGAATTGCGGTTTGCATGGCCGCTGCAATCAATACGCCCGTGGTCAAGCCAGTAGGTGCTAGTGTAATGCTTTTCCAAGTTGGAGCAACTGTGTCGGCATCAACTGAAATTCTAAAAGTCGGGATGGTTGCGCTATGAATGTCGGTGCTGGGGCTGCTTGCACCCGCTTCATAACCTGCCGCCAATACGTCTGTCCCGCTGCTAACATTGGCTGAGTTTGTGGTGTAAAACTGGAAGGAAGCAGGAGCAGCCGATTGTACGAATGCTGCAATATCTCTGATATTGTAGGCAGTTGCTCCGGTTAAGAGCACGGTATACCAATCGGTGTTTTTACTCCGACAATCTGCCAGGGCAACAGTTATGCTTTCAATTGCGCTGTCCCAACACCCTACGGCCAACTGACTTGGTTTTTGTAGTGCTCCGAAGTGCAATGTCGCCGCTATATATTCTGGATCACTTGCTTGGAACCCATAGTCAAGCATGTCGTTAGAACTATTAAAAACAACAATTCTATCTGTATCGGCAATCCGGCCCGAAGTGCCGATAATAAGACCAAGATTAAATCCTGACCCTACCACTCCCTGTGGGCTAATCTCTATCACCACGCTGACTATATCGCTAAGGGGTAGTGTCTGTGTCAATTTCTATCACCTCTCCATTCTCTCTGATAATCTTAATATCGGCGCTTGCTAGACTTGGCTGTGTTTGGTTTCTAGTCACTTGCTCGTAGAATTTACATGACCAATCCGACCTCTCCCACCACTCGCCGTTAAATAGTTCCGGAGAGCGTTGAATAGGCTCAAAATCATTGACCGGAGCCAGGTTCTGACCTGACAGCAAATCCATATTGACAGGCAGGAACAGCGCATTTCTCAGTATTTCAGCATTGTCATACGAGTTCGGTCCATAGAATATCCATGAAACTAAATGCTGGTTAGTATAGACAACCTGTCGTTGTCCATTGGTGTAGATTACATTTCGAAGTCGGGTGTAATCATCTCCGGCGTTGATTACCCGGATGAACGCTACATCCGCAGTTATTGGCCATCCGGGCGCGCCATCCTTGGGCCACGCTATACGAACCTTGTCCTGATTGATAGGAATTGGATTGTCTGGGTCAGTATTATCTGCCAAGGGAATGCCCAAACAGGCACAAGTTAGGCTTTGGAAAAAGTCTTCCAGGTCAACCAATTTTAATATTTGATCTGCCACGCTAGTCGCCCTCCATATATACGCCAAACGCCTTGTAATATCCGTAATCTCCACGTTGATTGACCTTAATAACCCTGTACCTATCGCCTCGCCATTCTATCTCATCCGACGTGCCGGAATAACCCAGTCCGTCATTTGTATGGGTTGTAAATATTTCTTGGTCTGCGTAGAAGATCATCATGGCTGTCGACCTATCGCCCTCTGGAACCTGCATGATTTCTTTTTCATTAGCAGGGATAATTACGCCATTCATATCCAGCGGTGGTATTGGATCAGTTTCGACAAATCTACCGCTAACCCAAGCCCCCCGTTTGCGGTGCACTATATAGGGATTGGGTTGTGTAAGGGCTTTACTGTACAGTAGTCGGCTAACATTTAGCACAACATCAATCCTTCTTTCTCACTTGGAAAATCATGCTTTTCCGAAGCTGCGTCGTATCAATCAATGGTAGAAATATACCCTCTTTGATGTAATCAGCTAGCTTTGTCCGATATTTTTGCTTTGTCTCGGCTTTTTTGTATTTGGATATCTTGTACTTCCTTCTCGCTCTCGCTTCAATGGTCGAATCAGCTAATGGCGCCCAATTGTTCTTTGGATTTGTGAACCAATGTCTAACGGCATTTTGGGCCTTCATACCAGCTTTTTTTAACTCCGCAAGGGTGCCAGCCTCTTCGCCATCAAGCGCAAACTCTGCGGCCTTTTTAAGATACACCGCGATACCCTCTTGATTATCCAAATCCTCGATAGCTGGTTCTATTATTGGTCGAGCGGGTATTTTGTGTATGGGCGAACCATGAGTATGCACATAGGCAAGTTGAGCATTTGTGATAGGGCCATTTTCCGGATTTTTCTGCCTATCTGCATCTTCTTCCGGTACTCCAACCAAGACCTCATAATTAGACAGTCGCTTTACCCTTTTAGTGAGTTCAGGTAGATTATCGGTTACAGTTACGCTCAGACTTGGTTTAAACATATTAGACCACCTCGTATCTACGGCACATACATACCACCTCGGCTCACCATTCTCCCCATAGTAGCTAACTGCTGTCCATACAACGTCAATGTCCACGCGGCCCATCCATCAAGCCCGTTGGCAATAGAACTGTAATCGTAACCAGCAGACACATCCCCTACTGATTCAGATGTGCGTAGGCCTCTCGCCCTTCCCGCTTCTAGCACTATTCCCGCAGGACTGCCAGCGTTTGCCGTCCCTTCTAAGTACAATGTGGCAAAATGGGCTATAAAGAATCCCATACATAACTCCCATGCGGAATGATAGCGGCCCTGTTTAATACATGCATTGGCCAGGTTAAGGTATAGCGCCAAAACCAATTCGGGTACCGGGCCAATAATAGCAGGAGTTGCGGGAGTATCATCCGTTTCCGCCACTTCGGCAGCGTTAAGAAATTGCGGATAAACTCCATAAAAATCTGTTAAAGAATACGCTGGGTTTTCTCCGCCAATAATATTAGATGCCGCAATCTTAATCTGTTCGACTGCGGCATCTACGTTTTGTCCATATGGACTTATTGTACTTCCCATGTCATTAATCATATTAGCACCTATCCTTTAGCGGTCTTGCCTGCCTTCTTGCCCGTACTTTCATCAATGGCATCGGTCGCAGCAGTTTCAGGGACCGCAAGCAATAGATCTCTTTTCTCCTCTAATTCTGCGATCTCTGCTCTAAGGGCTGCGGCTTTTTCCTGGTCTTTGAGCGCTTCATCTCCCTCGAGGATAGAAGTAAACCCTTTAACGGAGCCGTCGAGCTTGGCAAGTTTGAAAAAGGGTGTCTCTGCTACCCAGTCCGGCAACTCGCAGAAACCAATCTGAGTTTTATGTTCTATTTCATTTCCCTTGGCGTCTTTTTCCCCTCGGGTAAATGCCAGTACTTTATCAGCTAATACTTTTAGCATAAATATCTCCTCCCTATATTTTCCCAACAAAAAAGCAACGACCTAATAAATCATTGCCTTGGCTTAATTGTCTATTTGTGTTTTTGGGCCTAAATCCCGTCTCCGTAACGAACAGTCTGGTAATATAGAAACTTTACTTGGCTGAATTGTGACGCAAATATTGTTTCGAATGACGCACTGGTTGTATTGGGAGCGGTCATGACGCGAGACAGCGGAACCGGTAAATCGATATTAACGCGATTCTCGGCTTTTGCATAAGCTACCATGCGCTGGGTTGGACCAACTCCTGCGCCTGTGCACCACCGGCAAGGATAGATGTTCAGTTCTCTGCCCTGGTTTACTGCAATATTATTTTCCAGCAGATAACTTAGAATGCTTTGAGCGCCGGCAATGGTAACAGGGGTATTGGCGATATACGAATAATTAGGCCAGTCAATCAGAATATGGTTAGCCATACCTGAAAGGTCATATTCGGACGCGGTTACGGTTAAAGTCAGCAACTGGTTAATGTCGTTCATTATCTCAACAGGTGTTTTGTTCATCCATAGGGTAGAACCACTTGCACCAGCGGCAACGCTTCCAGCTGTTACAAGCGGGTTATTGATCAGTCCATAGGTGCCGCTTTTGCTGATGCCGACATAAACATTCCGGTCAATCATTTTGCTATGATGCAGGCGAATCCCATCATCCAGGATCTGTGATAAACTGCGGCCCACTTGCTGCAATTTAAGATCGTCAAATAGGGGAGCGCGCAGTATTTCAGAGAATGTATGGACCTTGAATACGTCTTTGGAGATGTTAGCCTGGGACACCGGGATATTATTGGCTTCGCTACCAATTATGGAATCCTCATCTGACCCACTCATGGCATAGTCTACGAACACGTTAGAGGTGATGGAAGTCCATCCCCCACCGGGTTTCATGTCAATGTCACGCGGGGCAGTCAGACTTGTTAAGGGCTCCAGTAACCGGGGATCTTGTTTCTCAAGTTCACCAGCCAGGAAAACTAATCCGCTGCTGGCTCCTGCATCCATGCCAGGACCATAGATAGCTCCGGGAGCTTGTGGCAACATAACCCCGCGCTTCCCAGCGGCCATAATTGCATCCATTGCCTCTTTGTAAGCATTTTTCATTTTTATTTTATCCTCCTTACGCGTTTGCTTGGGTTAATAGCACGATTTCAGTAATACCTGATGCATCCTGCTTGCCACTTGTAAACCTGGCGTTGGTAAGCTGCACAGCAGTCCCCCCGGCGGGAGTGGAAGTGGCAACTATGGCTCCTAATGCCGAAGTAGTACCAGCAACAGTGACAATGTAAACCAGTCCATTGGCAGTAGGGGTACCTTCAGTGCAAAACACCATAGTTGTTCCAACTTGTAATACATCGGCAGGGGTATTAGGTTCGAATTGACCATTACCGCCAACGGCCTGCCCATATCCATAGGACATTGACTGTTTAACCTCGGATACCGCGATGCCTCCGAAGTTTGCAAAAGTTGCAGCGGATACACCGGACCCCGAAGCTCCAAACAGAGAATAGGTGTTGTCTGTGTTTGTTACTACCGCTGAGCCAAAGGGGATATTGGCCATAGTCTCGGCACCATTGCCGTCCAGGATAGATTTGACGAAACGTGAATTGATCTTGTTTAAGGGATTGCGCGAGATTTTACCTGCGTATCCCAGGGCTAGATTTTTACCAATCGCAGTTCCTGGCATCTTATTTGCCACCGCCTTTCATTTTGTCGCCCGCGGCGTTCCAGTTTTTAGCCGCGACTTCCGCCGCTTCCGACATGGTTTGTCTTTCGTTGCTGAGTTTATCCATGGCGCTCTTTTTATTGGCTGCCACGGTATTTAGAATATCTGCATAACCGTTTGGCCCATGTGAACGGGCATCCTGTACGCTGGAAGCAAACTTCTTGGCAGTTTCTAAGCGAACCTTTTCATCCGGGATGGCCATGATAACAGGCTTCATGTCCTGAACGAATTTTTTCAGCGCTGCATCTGCTACGCCGCTAATCTCGGGAGGATCGGGTATAGGATCTACATCTTTTGCAGGTTCTTTCTTGTCTTCGGGGTCTACTGGTACGTCCAGTTCCTTTTCCAGATCGTCCATAACGCAGTCGGCTCCAACTTCTTTGTGAACCTCTTTGTCAGATTGAACAAGCTGCCCAACGATATCGATTAACTTGTCAACCTTGGCCTCAAGCGCAAGTATCTTTTCATCGGCTGCGCCTGGTTCGGAAGCGACTTCTTTGGCCGGTTCAACTGGCGCTTCTTTAGTAGCTCCGTCTTCCTCTTTCATGGCCTCCATTGCCTTCGCAATGTCCTCTGGTTCTGCATCTTGCACAAATTGTTTGAAACCAAGTGCAGTTAGTATCTGTTTGCTTACCTTCATGCTCTTTTTTACCTCCATCTTCTTTTTTTC